TCACTTCCCCACGAACCGCGCCGTCCGCATCCCCCGCTCCAGCGGCAGCCCATACCCGACCAGGCAGAACTGATCCAGCGCGAACAGCACCACCGATTCCATGCCCGCCGCCAGTGCCAGCCTCCGCTCCTTCTGCCACGGCGTCGTCGGATCCGAGATCCCCACAAGGTGGCTCGCCTGCGCCGGTGGAAATCCTTTCTGCCCCGGCAGCGCGATCGATTGCCGCGCCTTGTCCAGGTCCCGATCTTCCGTGTAGGTGAAGTTTTCCGTCTTCAGGCACGCCAAGTTGTCCGGCGTCCATGTCGCACTCGGAAAATTCACCAACAGGTTCACCGTTCCCTCGTTTACATCCACGGGGTACAGCACTTCGAAGCGCGCGTCCGCGTACGACGCCCGCACGAAATCCATCACCGTCTCCGTGAACTGCCCGATCAGCCCCGCCAGGAAGCTGCATTCCTCGACCAGCGGCCCCGTGTCCGCGTCCGGGCTCGTAATCGTCGCCATCGCCCGCCCGTAAGCCGCCTGGAACGCGCCCGTGGTGTAAGCGTCGTAGTATGGCATACCCGCCGCATTGGGGCTGTACCACCACTGTGTCTCGCCGAACTGCAAGTACGGTGTCATCCCGGCGCTCGCCATCAGTCCCGCCATGTCCAGGAATACCTGCTGCCAGAACGTTGTGCTGGCCGGACTGAAATTCGTTTGCAGCGACGGCGTATTCAGCCACGCCGCGCTGCCGTCCGGATATCTCTGCGCGATCCCCGCCTCTGTGCTGTCGTCCCCATTCTGCAGCTCCATGCTGAACGCCGCCGTCGCTTCCATCCCGTACCCCTGCAGCGCCGTGAAGAAACCCGTGCTCCAGTCCCGCGCTGCGCGGTTCAGCCGCGGCATCGCCTCCAGGTCCGTCGTCCAATATCCCGCCGTGCCCAACGCGTTCATTCGGCTCGTCGAAATCGCCCGGTCCCCGCCGCCCTCGAGCGCCGTTCCGCTCGCCTGGGCCGTGAGGCCGCTGCTCACCGTACTCACTCCGATCGCAAAGCCGTTGCCGTCCGTTCCCATGGTCCGCGACGTGATCGTCAGCACGGCTCCTTGTGCCTGCGCCCACACCGCGTTCGATCCCGCGTTGATCAGCAGTGCGAAACAGGTTGCCACGCTTTCTGCCGTGTCGCCGATTAGGCACACGTGCTGGATCGCCGTCTGGTCCAGGCTCACCTGCGCCGTGTCTCCGAATTGCGGCGTCCCCGCGAATGTGATCGTCGCCGAAGCGTATTGATGTCCCGGCCTCGACAGCTCGTAGAACCACAGCGCTCCCGCGTAGTGATTCTCCCGCGCGCCGAATCCCAGTGTGTCGATCAGCCATGCCGTCCGCTCCGGAGCCAGCGCCTGCGAGTGCTCCGTGTCCCAGTCCGTCGCCAGGCTGGTGTTCCATTCCGTGCCGGCGGCCGGCAGTTCCGTCGTGGGAATCGCAATTTCCAGAAAGTCGAAGTACAAGCACTCTCCGGCGCTCCCCGCGTGCGTCGCCGTAACCGTGTGCGCCCCTGCCCCCCATTGCCCCAGCGGTACGCGCACCAGCACGTCGTCGTCGTCCAACGCCAGATTCACCGGCACCGGCGCGTTGCCGTCCACCTGCACCGTGATCGGCGCCCCCGTGTCCGCCAGGCGCGTCCCCAGGTACAGCGAGTGCGCCGCTTCCGCCGTATAGCTGCACTGGACGCTGGCTGCTGGCGTGGTCGTCCAGTGAATCGATCCTCCCGAAAAATTGCCGCTGCCCGGATTCCAGCTTCCCTGGTACACCGCCGCGTCGTCCTCGATCCTCCGGCTCCCCGGCCCCGCCACATTGTAGGTCAGGTTCGTCCCCGTGACGTTCCAGTTCGTCACCGCCACTGAGAACTCGGTTCTTTGGAAATCCCCCATCTGCATGTCCGCCGCCCACGTCCAGCGCATCTTGCGGACATTCGTGGTCGGCACCGGCACCAGCGTCGTGAGATCCGGGAACTGGTACCCTTCGAGCGCCGAGAAGTCCAGCTTGATCGCCCATTTCTCCGGCGACGTGCCCCCGCTGAACATCGCCCATTCCGGCGACCACGATTCCGTCGCAGCGCCCGAAACGATCCCGTACACCCCGATGCGGTTTCCGTTCGCTCCCGGCAATCCCAGGTACGTCAGTTCGATCTGATCCCCCGTCGCCGTCGCGCTCACCTGGCCCGTCGCCTGTCCCCCGTTGATCGCCGATGCCAGCATGCTCAGCGCGTGCGCCGCATTATCGCTGCCCCACATCTGGAAATAGAAGTGTTGCTCCAGCCAGGCCAGTTCGATGTAATCCCCCTGCGTCATCGTCCCCTGCAATTGGAAGCAGCACGTCGCCGGTGTCGATTCGCCCTGCGTAGTCGCGTAACTCTCGAGCGGCACGAAATAGATGTTTTCCTCGCCGTCCGCCCCGGTCGCCCAGATCCTCAGGTACGGCCATTCCACCGTCGGTTTGAGCGTCGAATCGAGCGGAATGCACCCCGTGCGCACTTCCTCGTAGGAGAGCCGTACGCCGCTCAGATCGCCATCCGGCAGGTTGCGCAGCGTGGGATGCTCGAACACGTTATCCCGGTTCCACTCCACCACGGCCCAGTCCGACGCCTGCCGCCAGCACCCCGATACCGTGAAGCCGTTCGCGCTCGTCTGGCTCAGCGCCGCTACCGCCGAGGGCGTCTGGAAGTAGCACTGCAAGTCCCGGTCCGGCCGCAGCTTGGTCAATTGTTCGGCCATTAGAGTCGGATCACCACCGTCAAATCGGCTCCCGGATACGTCTGCCCTACCGCCGTCACCGCCAGCGTCACCTGCGACCCTACCGTTAGCGGAGGCAGTGTGCTGCCGTCGATCGCAGTCTCCGTCGTGGTCTGTCCGGCCGCAAATTGCAATGCGCAGTATGGCGCCCCGTTCACGTTCAGTGTCAGGCCCACCACCGCATCGGCCGAGGACCCCAGCACCGCGTAAACATCCCGCACCGAGTGCGAAGCATCTATCGACAGCGCCGGCGCCGCCATCGCGTCCACCGCCAGGTATCCCTCTACCTGGATCGTGTATTGCCCGCCCGACAGCGTGCGCAGCCCTCCGTCCTGGAATTGCGTCATCGAAATCCCGGTTGTCGGGCTGTTGCCCTTCTGGTTGGTTACGAACAGCTCGGCGCTCGCCACGCGCACGTCTGGCAGCGTCACCGCCTCGCTCCAGCTCCCGCAGTACGGGCTTCCGAAGAATTGCGCCGGAAACGCCGCGATGCCCGTCTGTTTCAGCAGGTGATACACCACCGCCCCGGCATTATGTCCCGCCGCCAGGCTCCCGTCGGTTCCCCGTGTCACCGCGTACTCTATCCCTCCGTTTCTCGCCGCGGTCACCTCCAGGATCTCGCCGTCGATCTGCAGGATGCTCCCCGCCGCGCCCGGCCCCGCCTCGTTCAGCGTCAGTGCCCCGTCGCCCGCCGCCATCGCGCTCGCCAGCGTCGTTGCCGGCGTGCCCTGCAATTCATCCCAGTAGTGCAGCGTGAATGTCGCCGATGAAATCGTCTCCGTGTTTGTCAGGCTGGTGAACGAGATCCCGCTCAACTCCACCGTCCCTTCGCCCGCCCCCACGTTCAAACCGAAATACGGCGCCGGCGGTACGTCGCTGTCGCCCGTCCCCGCCCCGCCGATCTGCCATCGCGTTACCGGCGAGATCCCCGCCGCGCACTCCTGATCGTTCACATTCGCCGACCGGCCCGAGATCTGCACCGTCTCTCCCGGCCGGTTTGGAATCGCGAACGTCACCGGGCTCGATTTCGTAGTCGCCCCTAAATTCCACCCCGCCTCCGCCACCGTGAAGTAGCTCCCCGCCCCCGGCCCCGTCTCCCATGGCGGCGAAACCGTCAGTGTCGTCGCGTCGTTGGCCGTGATGGCCGCTTCCTGTCCCGCTCCCGGTCCCCTCGTGATCCGCGCCGTCATGCCGATGTACGCGTTCGCCGTCATGGCGAGCGACCCGTTTCCCACCAGCGTCGCCGCATACGCCGTCGTTTCCATCTCCGGCACCAGTTCCCGCCGCCAGTAGAAATCCGCGTGATCGAAATTCGCGTCCGGCGGCAGGATCGCTTCGGGCGCCAGTCCCATATCCGTGAACTGCGCCGCCACAGCTTGGCTGGACGCGATCTGCATGAACTGCGCCGGCGTGTTCCCCCGGTATACGTTGAACGTGCTCGCCGCGGCCGTGAAGCTCAACCCCGTCAGCGTGACGCTGCGGGCGTCCTCCGCCACCACGGCCAGCACGCTGAATGAAAGCGCGCTTTCCGCTCCCGTCGCATCGCACGCCGAGACCGCGTAGTAATATGTGCCGGCGCCCAGCGTCCCGCCGCTCCCCACCGTCGCAGCCAGGCTCACCAGCGGAATCCCCGGCCCGCTCGCCGCCACCGCCCCCGGCGCGACGAAACTCACCGTCACCTGCGTCTGCTCGGTCCCGTCCGCCGCGCTCCAGGAGCTCTCCGCCACTCCGAACTGTGCTATGCCGTTCGCGTCGATCGTGTTTCCCGCCAGCGGTCGCGGCATGCCCACTCCCGCTCCGCTTTGCAGACCCACCCCGCTTCCCCCGCTCTGCCCGTTGCTGTCCGCGTACCAGGCATCGTCGTGAATCTGCGCCGTGATCGTGCACGTCCGGTAATTCGTCGCCGGCGAGATCTTTGTTACCCGGAAAGGCTGCTGCGAAAACCCCTCCTTCGCATACGTGACCGTGATCAGGTCCCCCGGCCGTATGCCGAACCCCTTCACGCTGGTCTCGAACTCCAGGTACGTGTTCCCCTGAATCGTTTTGTTCAGATTGAACTGTAGAAGCCGTCCCGCCTGGTCGAAATTATCGATTCCCAGCGCATACAGTGTCCCCGTGACGATCTGCCCCGTCAGCGCGATATCGTCCGGGTCCGTCATTTCATAACTGTCCTGCTGATATCCGTTCAGGCTGTCCTGAAATTCCACCGTCAGGTCGTTCGGCGTATCGGCGATGCTCCGCGCTATCACCGTGACGCTGGGTTCCCCGCTCGCGCTTCTCAATATTCCCGAACTGCCGTCCGTGCCGTCTCCGAATGCGTAGACCGTCGGCGCCGGCCCCTCCACCTCCAGTTGCAGCACGCCTCCCGGTCCGTACGTTAGGTATAGCCGCGCCGCGTTGCGTACTCCGCGAATCACATCTCCCGCGCTGCGCCGGTTTCGCAGCACCAGATTGCACCCGAACCGCGGAACCTCGATGGCGTTTCCGTTCACGTCCACCCCGGCCACCATCTGGTCGCAGTACGCCGCCGCTGCCGTGAAGCTGGTCAGGTCGATTTCGTCCATCCCCCAACCGATCCGCCGCAGCACGTCCAGCAGAATCCACGCCGGGTTGCTCGTGAGCTGATATCCCACGTACGTTCCGTCCGCCGCCCACACCGGTACATTCAGCCCCTCGATCAGCACCTTGACTCTCGGCATGTGCGTGCCGTTGTTGATCGCGTTCGGCACCACCACCGACAGGTACGCCATGCTGCCGTACGGATCTCCCGCCGGCTGGCCGCTCCCGTCTGTAAAGTTCAGGTCGAAAGCGCCGTCCCTGCCTCCCAGCGTCGGCAGGTTGTACCACCCCGTCGCGCCCATGTTCGCGCCGGCCTGCCCCAGCGGGATCTCGTAATCGCTCACCAGCACCGTGAGCACCCCGGTAATTTCTCCGATGCCCAGCAGCACTTCCATCCGCGTGAAGTTCCCGTCGTTGCGCGCGAACACCACCGGAGGCTCGTACCACGCCGTCCCATACACCATCGGAACGAAGTCGTTGTACTGCCCCTGGTTCGCCGGCATCGCCGAGGTCGTCCAGTCTTTCCCATACGCCCGCACATTGATCGACGGCGGCAGGTACTCCAGCCCGCCGAATCTCGTCCACATGCCTCGTGCCTGGCAATCCGTCCGCGTGTATCCGCAAGACGTGTACGGCATGCCGCCGTTCAGATTCCCCGTTCCTCCCGCGATATCCGGCGAGTACCCGCAACGGTAATACTGTGAATACGCTCCGTCGACCCCGCCGTCCACTGCCTCCGTCCGCTCCTCCACCGTAGCCGGAAAGTCCCACGGGCATCTTCTTTGAATGCGGATCTGTGGCAGCAACACCCGTTGCAGGCTCATCCGGTTCATCGCCGTCAGCCGCAGCGTCGCTTCTTTTATCTCCTGCGGCGGGTTCGCGACTCCCTGAAACACCACCGCCGTGTCCGTCAGCGCCGCCCCGTTCCGCAAATCGTAGAACACCATCGACACCGTCAACTGCGAGCCCTTGAACCCGCAGCTCCGCTCGATCTCCGAAAAATGCGAATCCGCGTTCGCCAGGGTCACCGTAATCGTGGGGCTCCCGTCCACGCCCTGATCCGATGCCGTCTGGATATCGAACGCGCTATGCCCCACCACCCGCGCCGCATACGCCGTCCCGTTCACCGTCACCGCGTGCGTGCTCCAGTGCTCCGTCTGCCCGTTCGCCAGCGCGCAGTCGACGAGCACCAGCGGCGTGTCTGTCACGGCCTGTTCTTTGAGATCAGAGATGGTTGGCATAAATGATGTTGACCGTCGCCGAGTGTTGGTTCACGTCTGTCGCCGTGATCGCCAGCGTATCGTCCCCCAGCCGCGCGTTCTCGTAAACGCCGCCCGTGGTCGTCGCCTTGTAAACCGAAGCCCCCGGCTGCGCTTCCACTTGGAACCCTTGTGCATCCACCGCCGCGCCCGCCGGAAGTTGCAATCCGAAGGTGGTGGTCTGTGTCGCTGCGTCCACGCTCACCGTGTACTGGAACCGCTGCCATGCGTTCCCCACGCTGATGCCGCGGCTTCCCGCGCCCGCAACCAGGCTCGCCGAGGTCGTCTGTGCAGCTCTTAGGTACACGCTCAACGAGCACACGTACCCGCCCGGCACCGCCAGTGTCTGCGTGATGCCCTGCGCCGCCGCGCCCGTATTGGCCAGGTGCCACACGCCCGGATCGCCCGCCGTCGCCGTTAACATCGGGTCCGCGCTCCACGCCGCGTCGTTCAGTTGCTCGCTATAAGCCAGCAGGTTCCCCACCGGATCCACGAACGTGAACCCATTCAGCGTCCCCTCGGCCGCCTCGAAAAACTGTTCGAGAGCCGCCGCCTCGGCGTCCGTCAGCCCCGCGTACTCAAGCCTCCACTCCGTTATTTCCGCCGCCGGATCCGCCAGTTTCACCGCGCTCCCATCCGCCGCCGGATTCACCACTGTCCGCATCTGCCGCCGCTTCCTTACTGGAAACTGTGTCAGCGCCCCCGTAGCAAGTTGTGGATATACCAGCATTCTCTTTCCTCATGTGGGGCATGCTTTAGCTTGCCCACCCCCTTCCGCCCCCTCACCCGCGGTTCTCCGCCACCGTCAGCCCCGTCTGCCCGCGCATCTCCCCTACGGACGTCAAATCCGCCGCATCGCTAGCCAGGCTGCAATTCGCATACACCGCCCCATCCCACGGATCGGTGAAGGCGAAGCTCGCGAAACTCCCTTGGTTATCCGCGAAGAAACTCTCCAGCGCCGCCATCTCTCCTTCGTCCAGCTCCGCCAGTCGGATCTCCCACCGGTGCAGCGGCCCCGCCGAGTCCCTGTACCGCTGTTCGGACCCGTCCACGAACCGCAACACCTGGTTCCGGAACCGGAAGCTCCGCGCCGCCGGATACTGCGCCACCGCGTTCGTCTTGAGTGCCGGGAAGGTAGCCATATTACAGATCGTTCACCACGTCGTTGATCGAGCTCATGTTCAGCATCGCCGCGCGCACCGCCTGTGCGATATCGCTGCTCCGGTCCAGGAACGACCGCGCGTCCATCGCCTGCACGTTCACCGTGATCGCCCCGCCGCTCGCCCCCGTGCTCGCCGCGCCAGCCCCGCCCCCCGCCGCCGGGGCCTCGACCGCTGTGTCGCTGCCCGCGTCGTCGCTCCCTCCGGCGCCTCCCGCATCCAGCCTCGGCATCCCCATCTGGTCGTAGTCCGCCGCGCTCATCCCGTTTCCGGTGTCCACGCCCTCGAAACCGATCGGTGTCGGCATCGCGTATTTCTCGAGCGGCTGCGGCTGGTCCGAGCCGCCGAACAATCCCACCAGTTCGCCAACCAGCGGAACCAGCCCCAGCCCGCTCTCCAAAAGGGTCGTTGCGATCGACCCCGTCGACGTCCCTCCGCCGCTGCCGCTCACCGCCCTCGCGCTCATCCCGGAAGTCTCGCCGCCGCTTTCCTGCGCACCCGCTCCGTTCTGCGACTCGGGGGCCGCCGCTAAAGCCTGGAACTCCCCCGCCGCGCCCGCATCGCCGCCGCCCGAACCTCCTGCCGGTGCTATAGCCCCGAACTCATCGAGAAGATCTTCTAGTGTTGTGCTGGCCATCTTTCTTCTCCTCCGCGAGCGCCCCCTCGATCAGCGCGAACGCCTCAACCTGCCGCGCGCTCAACTCGACGAAATCCCAACTCGCCAGTCTCCGCCTGATGAAAAACTCCTCCACCAGCGCCTGGCTTTCCCCGGTAATCCACGATTTCGGACAGCACTCCACCGCCACGCCCTTGCGGGCCCACACCACCACGGTGGGGCATGCTTTAGCTTGCCCATCATCCCTGCCGCGCGGCAGCCATCCGCAGCGCCGCCTCTGATCCAGGCCGTTCCTCCGGCACGCGTCGCACTTCCATCCGGCCTGGTTGGCGGATTGAAAGTGGAAGGCGACGATCAGTTTTTTCTTTCCGCCTCGCTCAGCCCCGCTTCCGCCCGCACCGCCGCCAGCGCCTCCCGGAACAGATCCTCCGGCCCCGCATCTGCCAGGGTTTCGGCCGTCGCCTCCGCTCCGTCCACCACCAGCCCCGCCACGCCCCGCAGCCCCCACGTCACGTACAGCCGGTCGATCTCGCAACGCGCCAGCGCCGCATCCATGCGCTCGCCCGCCGTCTGGCCCGCCTCCAGGAACTCCATGTGCCGTGCCAGCTCCCTCACTCGCCGCATCAGCTCCATCCGCCGCCCGAACGACATCCGGGCTACCCGGAACACCACGCCCTCCGCAACCCTCGATTCCACCAGCCGCTCGCTCTCGTACGTCATCCAAAAGCCACCGTGATTTCGTCGTCTACCGTTCCTTGCGCCCTCGACGACCGGAAGCTCCACTCCAGCCGGTTTCCGCTATCGTCGAACTCCGGCACCACCGGGATCACGCTCCCCATATACACGCCCATCAACTGCCCCGCCGTCTGTCCCAACTGGAACATCACCGTGATCGGCGATTGTTGCCGCGCCGCCTGGTACAGCCCCGTGGTCGCGTCATCGTCCATCCCGTACAGCTCCAGGTCCGCCGTCACCGTCCGCCGTCCCGGCGCCACCGCCAGCGGCACCCGCGACCCGAACTCTTTGCTCCGCGTATCCAGCCCGTTCTTCACCGTCACCTGCGCGCTCGTGATAGTGAAGAATTGCGACGCCGCCGTTCCCAGCCACGCCTGCCCCAGGTTCCCCGGCACGATCGTGTAGTCGAACGCTCCCACCGTCGGTTCCTCCGGATAGCTCGCCAGCGCGTCCCCCGCCTGTGCCGAAAAGCTGCTGCTGTCCAACACGTCCTGCGCCAGCCCGCTGAAGTGAAACTCGTGGTAATCGCCGTTCAGCACGATGTCCAGTTCGTTCACCGCCGCTCCCCGCAGCAGCCTCTGCACCGCCGTCGCCGGGTCCCAGTAGTCGTACACGCTCACACTCGGCAGTTCCGTCGCCGGCCCGTATGTCGTCGTCGCGCCCACCGCCGCCCCCGCCGCCGCCGCCGTGAACGGCGCGTTCAATTGCACCGTCGCCGCATCCACGATCGCCGCCACGAACCGCAACTCCCCGCCGCACGTCACCGCCTGCCCCGTCGTCAGCCCGTGTGGTGCCGTGAACCCCAGCCTTCCCGCCGTCGTCGAGCTCGCTACCGTCCCGCCCGCGAACGTCGCCGGCGCGCCCCCCAGCGCCGCCTGAAACAGAGGGCCGTGCACCGGTCCGCCGGAGGCCCCCTGCGAGCTCGTCATATACGTCCGCAGCTCGAATTGCGTCCGCAGCCGCCCTCCTGGCGGCGTCCCCGGAAACGTCCGGCTTCCCGTCTTGTCTTTGCGGTCTGCCGTGGCCTGCTGCTGCTCGACCGTCAGCTTCAGCGCCGGAATCCGGTTCCCCGCCGTGATTGCCGCCACTTGCCCGTAGGCGCTCTCCAGCGCCGTGTAGAACCGATTCGCGTTCGATGAAATATATGAAGACATCCCTACCTCCTGCTCTCTCAAACTTCCGCCAGAGCCGATTCCCGCGAGGCCCGAGGCGGATGTCGCCGCGTGCTTCGGGCCGCGAGTTGCCCCGCGGTTAGCGGCTCTCCAACTTCCGCCAGAGTCGATTCCCGCGAGGCCCGAGGCGGATGTCGCCGCGTGCTTCGGACCGCGGGTTGCCCCGCGGTTAGCGGCGGCTCACTCCCACTTCGAATGTGGTCTTGGCCGTCTGGATGAAATTCGCTCCGCCGTGTTTAACCGGCCCGAACGACACCTGGTACTCGCCTGCGTAGAACATCCCGCTGCCCCAGTCCCCGCGGTTCGCCTCCAGCACTTGCCGGACCGCGTCCACGTATACCTCCAGGCCGTCCTGCAGGCCGTCCAGCCGGTCTGCCGCGTACCGCACCTCGATCGCCATCTGCGCCGTCCCCGAGAAGCTGCGGAATTTCTCTTTGAGCGAGTTCACCAGCTTCTCGCAGTAGATGTTCACCGCCGGATACTTCACCGTCCCCGCGCGCTCCGTCAGGTCCGCCGCCGCGCTGCCCGTCCGGATCTGCGCCGCGTCCACCGGCGCCGCCGCCGTTCCGTTCGCCAGTGTCAGCTCGCCCAGGTTGGCGTTCATCCCGTTCGATCCGGTGACCAGGCCCTTAACCATGGCCGTCACCGCGCTGCCCAGTCCGTTTGCCATCAGCCCCTCTGTAATACCCGCGCCACTGCCTTCAGGTAGCTCGGCTCCTGCCCCATGCCCGGCCCCGGCCCGGCCGTCCCCATCGGTGCCGGCTGCACCCAGCTCTGCCCCACCGCGATCGGCGTCGCGTTCTGCCGCGTCATCCCGTCCGGTGCGCTCCCCGCATACACGTTCCAGCCCGTCGCGTTCGCCGGCGCGCTTCCCGGCATCACCACCAGCGTGCTCAACGCGATCGTCTCCGCCGCCGGCACCGCGCTCGCTCCTTCCTCGCCCTCGCGGTTCACCCACGCCATCGTCACGTAATACGTGCCGTCCGTCAGGTTCCCCGGCGTCGCCGTCACCGCCGGCGTCGCCGCGCGCCCTATCGGATCCGCCGCTATCCCCACGCCGTGTACCATGACTCTGTCCTGCGCCCACCGCGCCAGCGCCGCGAACTGCTTCTGCTTGCCCGCGTACCGGTCGTTCAGTTGGCTGTTGTATGCGTCCGTGTAGACCATCTCCAGCGCGCGGAATGTGTGCCATAGTTTCAGAGCCGGCGTCGCCACCACCGCCTTGAGAAGCCGCGGCACCAGCGTCTCTAGCTCCAGCCCCAGCTCCTCCTGTGCCAGCGCCATCTTCTGCGTTACGTCGATCCCCTCTGTGCTGGCCACGTCCAGGAGTTGCGAATCCTGCGCCGCCAGCTCTTCGATCGACGATATCGGACCGTCCACAAAGAGTGCCATCGGATTACGCCTTCAGTTTTTCCAAATCGGCCTTCGTCAGTACCGCCAGTTTCACCCTGGACACCGCCGCGATTTCCGCCGCCGCCCGCTTCGCCTCCGCCTGCGCCGCCCGGAAGGCCTTCGCCTCCTCCGCCGTCGCCAGCCGCGCCGCGCCGTCCACTATCATCCTGGCCGCTATTGCCCGCGTGACCTCCGCCGGGACGCCCTCTTTCCTTCCGTCCCCCGTGGCCACGCTCACCACCACCGGGTAATCCTCCGCGATCTTCGCTTCCTGCGCGTGAATCTTCTGGTAGTACGCCTTCAAATCCATATCCCCTCCCGTGGGGCATGCTTTAGCTTGCCCAGTCTAGGGCCGAAGGCCCAGCTTGCTGCCGCATGCCCCGCATGCCCCGTTCCCCGACCTACGTGTTGACCTGCACGCCCGCCCCGTTCCGCAGCACGCCGCACCCGTACAGTACGTCCACCGTGAACTGCTGTGCCAGCGTGTTCGGTTGATAGCTCATCACCACCCGCATGCCGAAATTTCCCAGCTCGGCATATTCCGCGATCGCTCCCGTCCCCGGCAGCGGCTGCGGCAGCCGTCGCATCACCAGGCCGATGGCATCCCGCGTGAACGCCAGGTTGTGCGTGTTCACTGTGCCAGTCCCCGTCTGCGGCACGAACTGCGACCGGAACACGAAGAAGTCCTTGAACTTCCCGATGGTTCCATTGACCAGCGTCTGCAATCCCGCCGCCCCCGCCGTCTGGAATTCCTCGAACAGCGGAATCTGCCGCCACGCCGAGTAGGCCTGCGCGTTCACCACGAAGAACCGCGGCTCGCTGGCCGGAATTTTGGACATGAACAGTGCCGTCTCCGCCGCGTCGATCGTCGCTTCCGTCAGCGGGCTCCCCGCCGTCCCCACCGCCGCATTCGTCGTGAATCCCGCGTACAGGTTCAGCAGGTCGCTCTCGATCCTCTCCGCGATCGCCGCCACCGCCGGCTGCATGTAGACCTTCAGCAGGTCCGGTACCGCCAGCACTTTGACCACGTCCGGGAGCTGGAATGTCGATTCCACGTGCGAACTCAGCACCAGCGGTACGCTGGTCAGAGTCGGATTCTGCGGCTGTACCGAACCCGTGCCGTCTACGATGTTGTTCGCCGACATCGTGGGCGGCAGCACTACGTTGATGGTGTCCCCGGCGTTGGCCAGTGCCGGTTCATAATCGCGATTCACCAGGTTCCCCATCACGAGGTTCCCGACCAGCACCGGCAGTGCGTCCGCCGCCACCAGTTTTACGATCGCGCTTGCGACGTTAGTTGAAGTGATTGCTCCTGACATTGATTCTCCTCTTCTCTCCTGTTACATCCCTCTGAGCGTCTGCGACGCCACGCGCACGATCTCCTCTCGCACCCGTTGCATCTCTTCCGCGCTGATTCCCGGACGGATCTGATCGAGGCTCACCGTTTCCCTCCCCGCCTGTGTCGCCTTCAGCGCCGGATTTGTCCCCGACCCTCCGGTGATACGCGCCGGCAGAAGCTCCGGATTCTCGTTCACGAAGGCCGTCAAATATTCCCGCAACGGCACATCGCCCGCTTCCCCCTTGGCCACCAGCCGCCCGTCCTCGGTCCGCTCCACCGCGTCCTGTACGGCTTTATAGGCCAAATCGATCTTGGCCACTCCCAGCCGTTGCAGTTCGCTCTTCACCGTCGAGCTGCGCTCCGCCTCCTCCGCGATCTGCCGGTTGCGCTGGCTCTCGGCGATGACTTCGTTCAGCTTGCGCTCGAGTTGCTCCCGCCGGCGCCGCTCTTCCTGCAGCTCCGCTTTGTGGGCCGGTTCGTTCTTCACCTGCTCCTGGCTCACAAATTCCTCGATCGCCCGCCGCACGATTCCCTGAATGTCCACTTCTTCCATGGCCTTCTCCTTCTCACCCGTTCTCGATCTCGTCCACCACCTGGTTCTTGACCTCCTGCCGTGCGTCGCACAGGTATTGCAGCGCCAGTCTCTTGTAGATTTCCTTCTTCAGCGTTTCCGATCCCACCCCCAGATCCAGCAGCTTCTTGGCGTTGTCCAGTTCGCTCCCCAGGTCCGCGATGTCGAATTCGTCCAGCCCCGATACGCTGATCTCTACCCCGTCCTGCCGCGCCCCCGCGATCGCCTGGAGCACCTGCCGCATCGTGCCTTTCAGGCTGTCTCCGTAGGCCCGCAGAACTTCTTCCGTGGTTTGGAAGTCGAGCTGTTTGCTCAACGCCGTCTGGCTCGCGCTTCCCGCTCCGCCCCCTCCCGCCTGCGTCATCAGGTAGCACACCCTGTAGATCTCGTCCTTCAATTGGTTCAGATTATCGGCTGCGATCTGGTAGACTTTCCCCTCTGGCTCCGTCCACCCGAACTTGTCCTCCGGCCCCAGTTGAATGTAGTAGGATTCCCCCACGATCTGGTTCCATTCCCGGTCCGAGTACACCACCGGCATCGCGAACAGTCCCATCGTCAGCGCCCACGAAAGCGCATTCGATTTATTGAAGTGTTCGAGCTGCAACAGCGCGGCTTTGTTCATCAGCCACAGCCCGTCCGAGATCGTCACTTCGAAGACCGGCACCTGTTTCAACCCCGCCAGCCCGTGCCGCCCCTCGTCCACCAGCGCGATCCGCCCGCTCTCGCCGATCCGCTGGAAGATCCGAAAGTTCTCGCGGTCGTAATACATCCATCGCGTCTCCCTCTCGGCCTTCCCGTCCTCGACCTTGGCCTGCCGCAGCCACGACGTCCGGATCACCGCCCAATCGAGGCCGCCCCGCGGATCGTAATCCCAGTTGATGACCTCATCCGCGCCGTAATCCACCAGGTACGCCCGCGAGCGCCCCATGGCGTCTTCTTCCGCCCGGTTTTGCGCCGCCGTCTCGGTCCGCGGGAAGTCCACCACCACATAGCTGGCTCCGCACACCAGCGCGTCGATGAACCGTTGCCGGAAGAACTCGCTCAGCCGGGTTCCGCGCAAATTGGCGTTCTCCGCCAGCAGCCCATAGAACGCCTTAGCGCCCGCATCGCGCCCCTCAATCGCCAGGCCCGGCTCCCGCCGCATCAGCGTAGCCGCGTACCAGTCGATGATCGAGCCTATATAGTTCTGATAGAAAACCCGCCCGAGTCTCTCGTGATAGACCTCGGCCGGTTCCTTATGTCTCCTGATCAGGTATTCAGCCGCATTAGCCCTTAGCCGCTCCCCTCCCTGATACAGGTCTCTATACTGCTGCCACATCCTCTTCCGCGCCGCATACTCCGGATGTTCCCGCTCGATGTTCTCCATACCTCTCCCCGCGGCGTAGCCGCAAATCGCGGCGCAGCCGCGCAACTGTGTGCATCCCGCCAGCCCCGCCCAGCGCCAGCCGCACGGACCTCCGCCCCCTCCGTGCTCTCAGGTTTTGACTTTGATCAACTCCGCGAACCTCCGCGTCTCCGCGTCTCCGCGGTGCGCTTAACACGTCCGCTCTCCCGCACCAGCCCCGCCCAGCGCCAGCCGCACGGATCTCCGCCCCCTCCGTGCTCTCAGGTTTTGACTTTGATCAACTCCGCGAACCTCCGCGTCTCCGCGTCTCCGCGGTGAGTTCACACGTCCGCTCCCCCGCACCCGTCCCGCCCAGCGCCAGCCGCACGGACCTCCGCCCCCTCCGTGCTCTCAGGTTTTGACTTTGTTCAACTCCGCGAATCTCCGCGTCTCCGCGTCTCCGCGGTGCGCTTAACACGTCCGCTCCCCCGCACCCGTCCCGCCCAGCGCCAGCCGCACGGACCTCCGCCCCCTCCGTGCTCTCAGGTTTTGACTTTGTTTCAACTCCGCGAACCTCCGCGTCTCCGCGTCTCCGCGGTGAGCTAACGCGCCCGCCCTCGCGCCCCTCACACCAACCTCCGCCCCCGCTCCCCGACACTCACCCAAGGCCGGCACTCCTGCCACAGCAGGTACCCCAGCGCGTCCGACAGGTGCGTCCTCATGCGATCCCTCTCTTTATCGATCTGCCCGCTGTCCGCCTTGTACATCACCTGCTCGAAGTCTTTGATCAGTTCCCGGCACTTGCCGTCCACCACCAGCCCGATCTCGCCCGACGCCGATCGCAGCTTCGCGTTCACCAGGTTCACTCTCTCCCGCACCGCCGGATTCGCCTTCGGCACCCTGTACTGCACCGCCGTGCTCCCGTGCAGCGCGAAACACTCGCGGATGATCTGGTAGTCCGACCCTCCCGTCGTCTGCGCCGCGTACCCCGAGGCGTCTCCGTACACCGCCACGCCTCCCATGTGCCTCTCGTACCGCTCCAGGAACTCCGCGCAGGCCTCCTGCGTGGTCCCGTTCCGCAGCACGATCTCGTCCACTACCCGCACCCGCTTCCCATCCATCTGCGCCACCAGCGAACTCATCGGGTCCACGTTGAAATCGAGCGTCCACAGCAGCGGCAGCCGCCCGTCCACCTCCAGGCTCGCTACGTGTTTATCGCGCGAGAACGCCTGGTAGACCAGCCCGCCCGTCAGGTTCAGGTACTCGCCCAGCACTTCCTGCTGATAGAACCGCTCGTCGTAGCTCTCTTTCAACCGGTCGTAGAAATCCGGAATCTGCTCCAGTAGGAACCGGTTCTCGAACGGTTTGGCCACCACCGTCTCGTACCCGTTCACCCGTTCCGCCAGGAACTTCCGGTAGACCCAGTCGTAGCCTTTGGGCGTCCACACCGCGAACCCGCACAGCCGCTTGGCGCGCGGATCCCGCAGCCTCCCCTCCAGCCTCAGCCACGCCTCTTCCTGCGTGTACGTCAGTTCGTCCAGCCCAAACCATGCCAGGTTCGTGCCGCGCAGCCGCTCGAATTCGTCCACCGGCCGGAACAGCACCCGCGATCCCGTGTCCTTGAACGTCAGCGTGTTCTCGCCCTTGTTCTGCTCAAACGGAATCGCGTTTGCCGTCAGCAGCTCCAACAGCGTCGCCTGCGTCGCGTCCCGCAGCATCGGATATGTCGGCGCCCCCAGCAGCCCCGTGCGCCCCGGATTCAAATAGCTCAGCCGGATCGCTTCCTGGCACAGCGCCTGGCTCTTGCCGCATCCGATCGGTCCCGAAAAGCCCTTGAAACGCGCTCTCGAAGCGTGGAACGCTTTCTGCGAGGGCAACGGGTCGTAGGCTATTTCTCGGGTTCGGATGGCGTCGGCTCGACCCAT